CTACAGGTAGGTTCTGCTATTGGAATTAATCCATATTCAGCTGATTGGAACACGTTGGCTACTAAGTTGTTAAAACATGCAGAAGAAGGGAGTGAAACGCCTTGTATTGGTGCAGGTGATTTCTCTGCTTTTGATTGTTCACAACAGGTTCAAGTTTTGAACTGTGTTCTAGCCTTAATTAACATGTGGTATGGGCCAGCAAACGAAGAAGATAATAGGATACGTACACTTTTGTGGGCGGAAATCACTTCCTCGAGACATATCCACGATGACAAGTTATATTTTTGGTATAGTTCACTACCTAGTGGTAATCCTTTAACAGCTATTGTGAATACTATGTACAACAATATTGCTTTTAGGTATTGCTGGGTGCATGCAGACTTAGATCCCAATGATTTCAACAAGAACGTTTACTTATGCGCTTTAGGGGATGACAATATATTTTCGGTAAACTCGAATTATCGTGGTGTGTTTAATGAACTCACATTGACACACCTCATGAAGGCTATAGGTTTAACTTACACAAATGAGAGTAAGATGGAATCTATTGTAGCTAATAGAAGAATTTACGAAGTTAATTTCCTTAAAAGGGGTTTCAGATATGAGAAAACTATAGATAGATGGGTAGCTCCTATATCCATGGTTACAATCATAAATGAACTCGACTGGACAAAGAAAACTGATGCTGATCCAATTACCAAGGAGAAGACAGTTATAGCACTGAGAGAATTATCTTTGCATGGAGAGGCAAAATATAATCAACATGCTAGTGAAATACTTGAAGTCGCTAAAAAGAACTTGGACCATAGACCACCTGACTGTGGTTGGCCAACCTCTTGGGCAGATACCATGATGAGAGTCGTGGATACTGACCATTATCTTTGTTAAATAAGTAAACACCGACTTTTGAGCGAAGTCGTTAAACTTAGTTCACGTTCCCGTGTTGAACGTAGGTTATTTAACTAAACACAGCCCCAAAGGCAACAGAACATGTGATCTTGCTCTTGATAAGATGTGTTCATTAGTAATGCTATGTTCTGAATATCGTGCTCTATTTAGGGACAACACGATGATGGCAATCCCATCGCTCAAATTACATCAAACATTCGATTAGGGTTAATGGTCCCTCTTCGTCTTAAACCACCATGCCTAATTCAAACAATAACAATACTGAAGCTGCCAGTACAACAGCTCCTAACGAAAATATAACGACCTCAGCTGATTCTGTACAGAATAGTACTACTTTTCTTAATGATGCAGTGGTTGTTAAAAATGATACTTCGTTCGTTTATCACATGCCTGAGAGATACATATCAAACAGTGCCGGAGGAAGTTTGGATCAATCGCTTAAAGATTTCTTTGCTAAACCTATCCTTTACAGGTCTGGTGTGTTTGGTAGTAACGACTCATATGTTGGTACTGGTTTTTGTGATAGAGTGCCTTTTGACATCTTAGCATCATCTCCCGCCGATTTGTGGAAACAAAAATTGAAAGGTTTTTATGGATTGAGATGCACTTTCAAGTTCACTATAACTGTCAACGCCGATCCGTTCCAACAGGGAAGATATATTCTCGGGTGGTTACCTACTGCAGGAGCTAACTGGAGTAACAAAGCTGTTTCACATGCTAATATGCACTGTAATACATTGGTGCAAAGAACGACTTTGCCCCATGTTGAAATCGATTTA